ACATTCTGAAAGAGATACTTTATATGAAAACAAAGTAAACCCAATCGCTTCTTTCCCTGGGCAAGGTATTGTAGCATTTGGACAAAAAACGTTGCAAGATAAAGCATCAGCATTGGATAGAATCAACGTAAGAAGATTATTGATTACCGTTAAAAAGTATATCGCATCTACTTCTAGATTCTTAGTGTTCGAACAAAATACCGCAGCAACTCGTGGTAGATTTATCAACACTGTACAACCTTACTTAGAAGGAATTCAACAAAGACAAGGTTTATACGCATTCAAAGTAGTTATGGATGAATCTAACAACACACCTGATGTAGTAGATAGAAACATTTTAGCAGGACAGATATTCTTACAACCAGCAAAAACTGCTGAATTTATTGTAATTGATTTCAATATCTTACCTACTGGAGCAAGTTTCTCAGCATAAATTAACAAATAAAAAAATAACTAATATTTATTAGTATAATAGGAGATAAAACATGGCAGAAGTATTAGAATTTTCACAAATGATGTTTACCAACTTCGAACCGAAGATGAAGAACCGCTATATTATGGAGATTGACGGAATTCAATCTTACTTAATAAAATCAGCGGCTAGACCATCTATCACTTTCGAACCGGTTAAACTAGACCATATCAACACTTATCGCAAATTGCAAGGTAAGGGAGAATGGCAGGACATTACAATAACATTGTATGACCCAATCGTTCCATCTGGAGCACAACAAGTAATGGAATGGGTTCGTTTAGGATATGAATCGTTAACTGGTAGAAAAGGTTACGCCGATTTCTATAAAAAGGACATCGATTTCTATATGCTAGGGCCTGTTGGTGATAAAATCGAACAATGGAAGTTAAAAGGAGCATTTATTGTATCTGCTAACTTCGGAGATTTATCATTTGATTCAAACGATGCAGCTGATATCGAATTGACATTGGCTTATGATTACGCAATTTTAGAATTCTAAAATAAAAATCAATAATTACATTAATTAGAGAGGTTCTTTTATTAAGAATCTCTCTTTTTTTTTAATTTTTTAAAAATTATATATTTATATACAAACAAATAAAGGTTAATTATGAGCAATACTAAATTCGATTTCCCAACGGAAATTATTGATTTACCATCAAAGGGGTTAGTGTATCCCGAAAAACACCCACTAAGAAAGGGTAACATTGAAATCAAATACATGACAGCTAGAGAAGAAGATATCCTCGCATCACAAACTTTAATTAAAAAAGGTGTGGTATTGGATAAATTATTCGAATCTATTGTTGTTGAAGAAGGTGTTAATATCAACGATGTATTTATTGGAGATAAAAACGCAATTTTAATGGCAACAAGAGTATTAGGTTATGGGGCTGATTATACTGTTGAAATTACTGACCCATTTACATTGGAAAAACAATCAGTAACAATTGATTTATCTAAGGTGAAAACTAAAGATGTTAATGAATCTCTATTAAATGGTGAAAATAGATATAAATTCAAATTACCAAAATCAGGTAAAGAGTTGGTATTTAAATTACTAACACACGGTGATGAAACTGAAATTACAAAAGAAATTCAAGCATTAGAAAGATTATATAAAGGAAAGGGAGAAAAAACATTTGATGTTACTACTCGTTTGAAATATATGATACAATCTGTTGATGGAAATGAAGATAAAGGGTTTGTTACAAGCTGGATTCAAAATGGATTCCTTGCATTGGATACTAAGGCATTTAGAAAATATGTTAAGGAGTTAAGTCCGGATATGGATTTAAAATTTGATTTCACATCAGATGTAACAGGCGAAACGGAGGCGCTAGATATCCCATTTGGGATAAACTTTTTTTACCCTACCGAGTGATTATAGTATTCAACTCCATACTCAAATTTGGGAGTTGGTTAATTATGGTAATGGATTCAGCTGGAATGATGTGTATTTCATGCCATCACAATGGAGAAAATTCTATTTTAACAAATTAATTGAGTTAAAAAAGAAAGAAGCTGACGAACATAAAAAAGCACAACAACAATCGAAAGTGAGGATTAAAAGATAATCCTCACTTTTTTTTATCTTTATATTTATAGGAGTACGAATAACATAAATTATTATGGGAAAGAAAAATTTAAACGAAGGTTCAATTGTTGGATTCATAAATCGTTTTTTAGATGACCTTCAAAAGGGTACTCAAGACAGGTTTATACAACAAGCCAAAAAGAAAGGAGTTCCTACTCACGTTACTGCCAGATTAACAACCATTGAAAAAGAAATCAAAGAGTTAGAGAAAATTCTTAAGGATTTATAATAAATTATGGCAGATAGCAACAGTCTACTTAAAGAAAGAGTTGAGATACTAAAACAAATTAAGCAAATTCAGCTTGAGCAGGGAAAAGATGCCGCTAAGTTGGATAAAACTTATATTAAATTAAAAAGTAGATTAGAGGGAATAGTAGGTACTTTAAAGACATTTGTTGATAATCAAAATAAAACAGTACAGGGTGCTGTTACGTTAGAGCAAGAAGCTAAATCGTTGGGTACAATATATTCAGCTGTTTCTAATGAAATGAGAACTCAAGCTATACTACAACGAGATATAGCAACTAGTGTATCGGACCAATTAGCAAGAGGTAGTGAAATTTCTGAAAGAAATAAAACATCATCTGATATTGTAACTGATATATTATCACAATATAACGAACAATCATCGATAGCAAAAGAGTTAGCTCAACTAACCGCTGATGATATTGTTCAAAAAGCTGAATTAGAAGATAAATTAAATTCAATTAGTGACCAAATTCAAGAGCAAGTTAATGCATTGGATAAGAGAACTAATGTAGCTAAACAATTTCTAAGTATTCAAGGGCAAATAGAAGCATCCATTGAATCTCAGGTTGTAGCTGCAAGGGATATGGCATCTCTAACACAAGAACAAAAAGATATATTAGAAGAACAGGCAACTGCGTTTGATGCTATAAAGAAAAAAATAGGAGCATTAGGTTCAACCTTAACAACATTTTTACTAAGACCTCAAGCAGCTATTGGAGCATTAGTAATTGCAACTGGTGCGTTCGCCAATAAATTTGGTGATATGAATAAAGAGTTGGGGCAATCATTCTCACAAGGATTGAACTCTTCAACTACATCCGCAACTGCATTAGGATTTATATTTGAAGATACTGCTAGTACTGTAAAATCATTAGCATCTGAATTCGGAGATGTATCTGCTGCAACATTCCAAACACAAGCTAATGTTGGGTTAATAGCTGCTAATATGGGTATAACAAATACCGAAGCAGTTGGATTAATGGGTTCATTTGCAAGGTTGAATGGTGGTTCAACCGAAATAGCAGCAAATATGATTAAAACCACTCAGGAGTTTGCAAACCAAAATGGAATTATACCTGCCGATTTAATGGCAGATTTAGCTGGTTCAGCTGAAGAGTTTGCATTATTTGGAAAAGATGGTGGTAAAAATATATTACAAGCAGCAGGATACGCTAAGAAATTAGGTGTAAATATGAGTACCATTAGTGGTGTTGCTGATAACCTATTGGATTTCGAATCATCTATTACTAAGGAATTAGAATTAGGTGCAATGCTTGGTAAAGATATCAACTTAGATAGAGCTAGAGCATTAGCATATGAAGGTGATATGCAAGGTGCAATGAATGAAACCTTAAGTGCATTAGGTGGTATTGAAGCATTCAACAAAATGGATTACTTCCAAAAGAAAGCATCCGCTGATTTATTAGGAGTTTCGGTTGCAGAATTGGAAAAAATGGCTACAAACCAAGAGAATGCCAATACAATGGGTGCTGCTGTAAATGAAACGTTTAGTGCTATGGGGGAAACCCTTAACATGGGATTAAATAAATATTTAGGTACTGGATTAGAGGGGCTTGGTGGGATGATTACAATGAGTGGTCAACTTGGCCAAGGGTTTAAATCATTGGGCATCGATATGGGTGGTATAGTTACTAAATCAGCTGATTTCTTAAAGAACTTAGTTAAGATGGGTGCACAAAAAGTAGCTGGTTTATTTGGTGGGGGTGCTACTGATGCTGTTGCTGGTGGAGCTAAAGATAAACTTTTAGCTGGTGTTGGTGATAAAGCAAAAAGTATAAAAACACCGGATACCGATGCTGGGGATAAGATGGGTAAAATGGGTAAGGGTATTAAGGCAAATGATTTAATTAAAGGAGCCGCAGCTATGTTAATTATGGCAGCCGCATTATATGTAGCAGCTAAAGCATTCCAAGAATTTGCAACTGTTAAGTGGGAAGATGTTGGAAAGGGTTTAGTTGGGGTAGCTGGTTTGGCCGCAATTGCTTATGTATTAGGAAAAGCACAAGGTGATATGATAAAAGGAGCATTGGCAGTAGCAATATTAGGATTAGCATTAGTACCATTTGCATACGCAATGAGTTTAATAAGTGGATTGGACATTGGTTCAGTAATAGCAGCTGGAGCTGGTTTAGTAATATTTGGAGCAGCTGCATTCGCATTAGGTTCATTAATGATGACTGGTGCAGGAGCATTTATATTTGGAGCTGGTTTATTAGCATTAGCTGGATTAGGAATTGCAATGATGACATTGGGTGCTGGTTTATTAGTTGCCGCAGCTGGATTTAACGCAATTGGTGGTTCTATGGGAAGTGTAATATCATCAATATCACAAATCGGAGATGTATTGGCTGGTATATTCGCATTTGTAGGACCAATGGCTATGTTATCACTTTCATTGGGGGTACTATCATTCGCATTGATAGGATTTGGTATGGCTGGTTTAATAGCCGCACCTGGTTTACTTCTTGTGGGAGCTGGTATAATGATGGTTGGTGCTGGATTAACACTAATATCAACTGCACTTACTACATTAAGTGGTGGATTAGGAAGTGTGTTAGGAATACTTCCACAAATAGGAAGTGTATTGAGTGGAATGTTTGAATATGCTGGACCGATTGCTATGTTATCACTTTCATTAGGTACATTATCGTTAGCATTGATGGGATTCGGATTAGCCGGTTTAATTGCCGCACCTGGTTTACTTCTTGTGGGAGCTGGTATAATGTTGGTTGGTACTGGATTAAGTTTAATAACTACTTCACTAGCTACATTAGGTGGTGGATTGACAAGTGTTATAACGGCAATGTCAACGGTTGGTAGTGTTATTGGAGAAATGTTCCAATACATTGCACCAATAGCCGCTCTATCTCTTGCGTTAGTAGGATTAGCTGGAGCATTGACTTTAGTAGGTGTAGCTGGTATAGCTGCATTGCCTGGTTTAATGGCTGTAGCTGCTGTTGGAGCAATAGCAGTTGGTGTTGGTTCAATGTTAGGAATGGGTGGTGGAGAAGGAGCCGGTGCTGAAGGTGGTGATACCGCATTATTAGATGAAATTAAAGGTTTAAGAGCTGACCTTAGTTCTGGTAAGGTTGGTGTTTATATGGATGGAACAAAAGTATCAGCCGCAA